GTGCTGTGGAATGCTTAACGCCCCTCCACTATACTGCCGACTTCCATTGCGATGACGGGCAGCTTGAGTGTGGAAAACCAACACTCATACTGTACCTGCGTCTCAGGGGAGATGCCGTATGCAAGCCAAAAATCAACCCGAGTTCTTCTGGGGATCGGCAATGGCTGCATGCTTAATGCGACTCTACGATGACGTAGCATCTCCTCTAACTCTGCCTGTATGGCGAAAACCCCCTCTGTGGAGCGCAGCAACATCTCGGCGTACGCCTGCAAAACAGGGACGCCGCGGTTGCATGACATCTCACACATAGCTATGGCGCGACCAAGCCTCGTGTACGTGCGCTCATCCGGATACGTTTTAACGGTATAAGACGAACGAGACATAACGCGAAACGGGTCACGAACCATCATGGGGCCGGTGATGGTGTGTATGGTCTTCATCTGACAAAAGTCAGCCTCTGCAAGATCATAGACAACATCAACCTTAGTCGCCAGGCAGGCCTGCGCAAATATTCCGAGGTCAACCTGGGGGAGGTCTGAAGCCTCCAGGATTACCACGGAATCATCGCCATCTATCAAGTACCTCGCACGCACGGAATCAAATGCCCGGGAGATTATCGCATAGTTGATGACATTGTCCTCCAAACTAGTGTTATAATCACCAGAGCACATGGTGCCGCGCATCGTGTACCGCACGCCTTGGCTGGTCCTGCAAAGATTTTGCCTCTGAAGATTCAAGAGGTGTGCAAGACGGCCATCACCGGGGTAAAAATCGCGAAAATACCTCCGTGCACTCTCGCGAATAGGATCAACCAAGTGGGCATCATACCGACTATGGTCGAGAAGGACAAAACAGGGCTGGCTAAACTCGCCGGCATATTTGGCGAGCATGGCACCCTTCTGGCGAGGGGTCATGCCCTTGGCAAAGCTACGGTCCCCCCTAGATGATTTGTAGAGGACCGCCTTCTCAATAGGCTTCAAAAACCTAGCCAATGTATAGCAATACTCATCTGAACGATGTTGAATCAGACGGGCAGCTTTGTCCTGTAAGTCCATTGTTGTAACATCAAATTTCTCCCACTTGATGAACGTCTTCACCCTGGCGTATTTGTCAGTCCAACCGTACTTATCAATGTTGGCGTAGGCTTTGGCCATACGCACACGCCTGGTAGAAGGCGCCTGGGCTATCGCTGCCGCGCGACTGAGCCTATTGACACTCTTTGGTCTATATTTTTCCCTAAGACCATCGAACGCCTCAGCCCACAGCCGCTCTGCGGTGTTTGTCCACACAGGGACCTCCTTAACATGCCTCTCATGCAGCGATACCAACTCATTAATCTGGCAGGCCTGGAAACCAGCACAAGGATAGTTGCCAGGGATGTCAGGGTACGGAAACAGCTGACGCATAACGTGCTTATGTCGGCACCCCTCAGGCTCTACGCTGAGAATCTTGCCGTGGGCTCCTAAGGGCTCCAACGAGCAACGATCACAGCATACAACCCGAGGGGTACGCACCACTAACTGCTATATAGTCTTCGGAACCACCTGGATAGATCTCCCCAGGCGGCGAGCCTCAGACCAATCAGAGAAACCCAAGGCTGCAGCCATGCGCTCAAACCACGTCGCCGCGGGAGCGATAAAACCACTAGTCAATAGATTAATCCTCTTGACGCCATTCACACCTTGGTTACGCATGAACAGCTCATAAGCTCTATCTATATAGCCACCACTAAGGGCCTGGATGGCCCCAGCTACCATGAAGTGCCAGTCAACCTCAGCGACATCCTTTGCGTTCTTAGAACGCCAACCAGTGGCCTTCCGCATTAGGAATTCGTTGAGGTCGAGAGTGCGCGGGCGCAATGACATCTCTGTGCGCAAATACCACAGGAGGTCGGCGGAGTCACATGGTTTTAAAGCCTTACGAGTGACTACGTCGGGTTCCAATGGCAGCTCTCCATGGCCGTCCCCTGGTGCAGGGTCGGCGCCCATCAGGTATTTAGCCCTGCGCTTAGTGCGATCGAGCGGGGCTGTGTAACTATAACACATGGAGTGAACCCCCCTGACAAGGCCACTCCTTCCTGCGATGGCAGCAACGACGTACTCAGTCATACCTCGTTCCTGCTGTCCTCGTGATCGCTGGTCCAATCGTCGGCGTCTACGCTCTCCAACTCGCTCGGCGTGCTCGCTGAAGAGCTGCCCCTCCGCTCTGGAGCAGGCGTCACCCATGGGCAACATGGTGTTTCCCGATCGCACTGACAACGACGATGGTGATAGGGACGACACTGATTGGCCGTCGTCCTCACTGTCGCCAGGAGCCTGATGTGATGACTCGTCAGAGTCCGACTGTGACTCGACATCTGGCCCACTCTCTCGCCCCTCCACTGGGGTAACCGCAGGTCCCATCTGCACGGACAAACACTCTCTATCACAGAGTCCCGCATCTGGTACCCGCGAACCACAGCGGTCACACCCCAGAAACCCCGCGCCAGCGCAGCTGCCGCTGTTGGACATGCAGCATGGCAGGCGCCTATTGGGTCTCGATCGTCTATTACATCCTGACGCAACACACGATTGTGGCTCTCCCTGGTATTTGGAGTGCCGCAGTAGAGGATGGACAAAGACGAGACACCTGATACAGGTGCAGCTAGAACCTGCACGACAATTACAGGGCGCCTCGTGGTTGCATATGTGGACATTGCTAATAGCAACGCCGCGTCGGGTGAAGAATTTACGGATAAGTCCGTCATTATCGTGACTACGCACTCGTGGGCGCTCGGGGCGAGATTCATTTGCTCGGTCAGGGCTGTTGACAGACGGCCCAGTCGCGAGACCTCTTCGGCGATCATCTCGCCTACGGTGGAAACTTGGGCCGGGGCCCTGACTAGATTCCCCACACTCAGAGCGGGCTGAAAATCCCGCCTGCGCTGTCTCTGTCGGTGGGAGGGACGACGTCCCCGATCCACCCGCGCACCTGGCGCATTCAGATCTGGGGGTAACACCCCCTCGTCGCCATCATCAGCTGGCGCCTGCTGGCTTTGTTGAACATGGGGTTGCATCCCATGCGGGGGAGCCTGTTTCAGTCCCCTAGACTGCCGTTTATGACCGGCAGCCCCCGCGCTTCTGGTACGTGAATCCATAGCGCAGTAC